AAAAGACTTAGGTTTTAATGTACCTGAAGGTAGTTGGATGGTGAGTTACAAAATCAATAATGAAGAGACTTGGGAAAAGATAAAAGCAGGTGAATTAAATGGTTTTAGTGTAACTGGAAACTTTTTAGAAATAGTACAAAGTTAATGTTCAAAAGATTAAAACAAATCTGGAAGTTTTCAGATAGTCAACCAACAGAGATTACACTTGCAATTGCTATTGCAATACTGGCGCCAATAGCAGTTTCAATTGAAATACACACTATGTGGTGGTTAAATGTAATGTTAGTTGGCGCAGGTTTATATCAAATAAGATGTATATCAAATGAAGATATTAGATGTCGTGTTAGAGCGGCGTATTTCACTACTATGATGTATATGACTTGTTTAGGTTTTTATTTAACTACAATAGGTCTACCAACACCATCACACTGGGGATGGGTTCTTTTAACGTATTCGTCATTTAGTACTTTAAACAGATTAAAAACAGAACAGTTACAACGTGGAGATAAGTGACATCATAGTACCATTAGCAAGTATTTTTACTACTGCAGGAGTTTGGCAATTCCTACAATTCAGACGTAAACAACAGTTTGAAGAAACCAAATATAATAAAGAAAACTCGACAGACGCCATGTACAAAGCAGATCTAAAAGAAAGAGTATGTAAATTAGAAGACTTACTCGCAGATGCATCTAAAGAAAAAGATGAAATGAGATCTCGTATTGAACTGTTAATTGGTGAAGTAAACTCATTACGTGTTGAAGTAGAATATCTAAAGAGAGAAAACGATCGTCTCAAAGATCGTAGCTAATTATAAACTTTTGTCAATATCAAACTAGTTTATATTTAATAACATCTGGTTAGACCAGATAAATCTAAAAAAAATCAATATTATGACAGTCAACGATTTAGTAAAGAAGCTAAGAGTTATGCTCGCAGCGGACACTGAAGTTGTAACTGAAGCTAAATTTGCAGACGCAGAGTTAGTTGATGGCACGATCGTTTATACTGAAGGAGAATTGGTAGTCGGAGCAACATTACTCGTAAGAGTTGATGAAGGCGAAGAATCACCATATGCACCTGAAGGTATTCACGAAACAACTGATGGAAAATTAATTGGTGTTGGTCCTAATGGTGAGATTATGGAAATCTCAGAAGTTGAAGCAGAAGCTAAACCTGAAGAAGTTATCGAAGAGGTAATGGAAGAGGTAGAAGTTGAAGTTCCAGTTTCTGAAGAAGCAATTCCTGCAACTGAAGAGTTGTTAACAGGTATCGCTGAAATGATTGCTCCATTCACTGAAGAGATCGCAGCATTAACAGAAGAAGTAACTGAACTTAAAGCTAAGTTTTCACAACTTGCAGATGAGCCAGGTGCTAAACCTATTAGAAACACATTTGCAGAAAACAAGAAAATTGCAGATGACAATCTAGCAAAAAGAATGGACTTTTTAAGAGCTGTTCGCAAAAACTAATTAACCAAAACAAACAAAAAAACAATTTAAAATTATGGCATTCGGATTTGATGTTTCAGCTTTACCAGCATATACGGACCAATTATCATTGGACCTTATCTCTAAAGTTGTATTAAAAACTGATCTACTTGATTATGTAGATCTTCGCTCAGGTTTCACTAGTGGAACAGTAGCAATTAACCTTGTTGATGCAGACTTACCTGTATCAGCTCTATCTTGTGGATGGACTTCAGATGGTCAAGTAACTTACTCTCAAGTTAACGTAACTATCGAGTCTCTACAATCTAAAACAGAAATGTGTATCGAAGATTTAAGAGCTAAATACCAATCAGCATTTATGAATGCAGGTACTGGTAATGATTTCTTACCTTTCGAACAAGTTATTTCTGAGTCTTACACTGACAAATTGAGAAAGTACAACGAAGGTTTCTTGATCAACGGTTTCGGTGCTACTACTGGATTGAAAGCACAGATTACTTCTGCTAACGGTGCAAACTTACAAGCTGGTACTCCAGCTGCATGGGATGCTACTAACGCATACGAACAAGCATTAGACTTGTATGACGCAATCGCTGAGTCTGTAAAAGACAGAGACGATTTGATCATGTGTGTATCTCCTGATGCATACCGTGCATTAGTTAGATCTTTAGTTGCTCAAAACTTGTATCACTTCAATTCAGTTGAAGGTAACGAAGTAATGATTCTTCCTGGAACTAACGTAACTATCGTTAAGTCTTCAGGTCTTGTTGGTTCTAACTACAAATTTGCTGGTCCAGGTAAAATGATCTTGGCTGCAACTGGTTTGACTGATGAATTGGATACTTTCCGTTTCTTCTATGACGAAGCTGCTGACGTAATGAAGTTCAGAGCTGCATGGAGATTAGGTGTAGGTGTAGGTGAAGTTAATGTCTTCGCTACTAACGATATGGCGTAAGTCAAATAAATTCAAGACTAGGAGCTTCGGCTCCTAGTTTTTAACAAACTAAAAAAATCAATATAAAATATGAGTTGTTCAGCATTAACAGCAGGCTTTTTGGATTTATGTAACGATTCTACAGGTGGAATCGAGAAGATATTCATCGCAAATGGTCCTGTAGAATCAATCACAGAAACAGCAGGTAATATTACTGCTATCACTGTAGGTGGTTCAGCGCTAACACCAACTGATTTTTTCGAATTCGCTACACCAAGACAAACTAGTTCTATCACAGAAACTACTACAGTTTCTCAAGAGAACGGAACTCTTTTCTTTGATCAACAATTAACTTGTGTCTTTAACAAGATGGAAGCTAGTAAAAGAGATCAATTATTACTACTTGCTCAAGCAACCACTATGGTTGTTGTTGCTAAAGATGGTAATGGAGTTTACTGGTCAATAGGAGTTGAAAAAGGTGCCTTTATGGTGTCTGGATCTGCTACTAGTGGTACCGCATATGGTGATAGAAACGGATACGAAATCGTAATCGGTGGTTTAGAAGCTAACCCAATGTTTACAGTTACTTCTACTATTGTAGAAGCATAAACATAAAACACACCCATTAAAAGAGGTAGTCAGAAATGGCTACCTTTTTTTATATCAATTTTTGTGGTGATTTATAAACTAGACCTGAATCTTTTGTTTTGGTCATAGGATAAGTAGTTTCTTTTAAATAAAGATCATACACTAATTTACCATAATCAAATGTGGTTCCATCTACAGTTATCTTAGGTTGGTAACATGCATATAAGATAGTCTTAGTTCCATCTATCTCAGGATCATACAGATCATACGAGAGACTGTATTTTACATCTACTAACTGTTTCTCTTCAAATCCAATTCGAACACACCCTTCTAATAACTGGTTAATTCTAGGAGGTAACATACTACCTTGTATTGTTAGATCAATATCATGTGTGTCTACATCTAATAATATAGAACCATGAACATAAAGACTAAAACCAGTCCAATCTAGTTCTTCTTTTATTCTATCTAGTGTTCTTTGTACAGATGCTAAACCATTTAAGGTTTCCCATTTGTCATTTCTAAATTTACCGTATTCTATGTCTTGATATTTGTACTCCATGTCAATTTACTATGTTTTTATATTTATATGTATACGACTTAATTATACAGCATTTTAGATGACAATAGTAGTAACAGAAGCTGATTTAGAAGTTCATTTGTTTTTAAACCAATCTAATTTAGATGGAGATTTATTATACGAGTGGACCATCACATCTCAGTATTCACATCAACCAGAATTGATCCCATCAGCACTTATTAGTAGTAATGATAGATGGTCAATGGTTCAAGTCTTGTTTCCAACAGGTTTTGGAGACAACCACAAAAATGGAATATATAATTGGAGTTACAAAGTAACTGGAGGTTCTGTCATTGAAGAAGGACTTGTTAAAATCATTTGTGAACCTGGAGGAGAAACTGGTATAGTAGATTACACTTCTACACCAGCTATTGAAGACAGAGAAGCAGATGTATATTATAGACCAAATTATTAAATATAAATATGAGATCAACACCAGAAGGAATTTACGCTATCAATGGTTCAGAATTCAAAGCTATTGAATTGCCAGATGTAAAAGAAGTACGTGGTAAGGAATACATGTACTACGGTGGTTTAAACCTATTCCCACAATCATTAATAGAATTATATGATACTAGCGCAATGCATCACACTTGTATTGATGCTATTACAGCAGGCATCGTTGGTGATGGTATTGAAATCATCGGTGACGAATACATTAACCAAAAGGGTGAAACAATTGATGAAATATTTGAAAAGATATCTTTAGATTACACACTATATCAAGGTTATGCCATCAATGTTATTTGGAATAAAGAAAGAACTAAAATAGCAGAAATGTATCACTTACCATTTGGTAATGTTAGATCTGGTAAACCAAATGAAGAAGATGAGGTTGAAGAGTACATGTATTCTTCTGATTGGGCAAACTTAAGAAAGTATCCATTTCAAACTTATAAAGCATTTGATGCAACAGATAATAAAGGAGATAATGCATCTCAAATCTATTACTGTTATAACTACACACCTGGTAATGAAGTTTATCCATTACCATCATATGTAGCAGCAATGAATGATATTTCATTAGATGCACAAGTCAGTCGCTTTCATGCAAATAACATTGCAAATGGTTTAGCACCATCTATGTTTGTACAGTTTAGAAATGGTGTACCATCACCTGAGGAAAGACGCGATGTCTACAAAGAAATTGAAAGAACATTTACTGGTACAGAAAATGCTGGTAGATTCTTTTTAGCATTCTCAGAACCAGGAAAAGAATTACAAGTTACTCCTATTGATAGTGCAAATGATGACTACTATATTTTATTAGAAGAGCGTATCTCGTCACGTATTTTAACTGCACATAGAATTACATCTCCATTACTTTTAGGTATCAAGGACAGCGCTGGATTCAGTTCTAACGCAGAAGAAATCAAAGTTGCATACGCACACTTCGAAGGTACAGTAGTAGAACCTAAAAGAAAGAAAATAGTTAGTGGTTTTGGTTACATGTTAAGATTAGCTGGTTATAATGTAGGTATAAAAATTAGACCTAATAAACTAGTCAATGAAGAAGAAGTAGTTGATACTGCACCTCAAACAAATATTGAATCACTATAATGGAAACAGTTTTATTAGTTAGCGAACAAAGAATGAAGCAATGGACTTCGTTAGACAACAATATTCGTATTGATGTTTTAACACCATCTATTCTTCAAGCACAAGACATTTATATACAAGATACTTTAGGTACTCCTTTTTATAGAAGACTTAAACAAGGTGTTGTAGCAAATGATTTAGATGTAAATGAATCAGCATTCTTAAAAGATTATGTTGGTCCTACTTTAATTCAATATGCGTTATACTTGTTACTACCTAATTTGAAATACAAAATGGTAGAAAAGGGTATCTTAAATGGTACGTCTGAAGAGACTCAACCAACTACCTTAGATGAAATGAAATATCTAAGAGATAGTGCGTTAGACACAGCGGAGTTCTATAACAAGAGAATGTTAGAGTACTTACAAGATAATCCTGGCATGTTTGCGTTATATACTAATCCAACACCGCAGGATGGAATGACACCTAACAAGCAAAACCCTTATTTTAGTGGATTACAAACAAATATACCTTTACGAAGAAATGACTTATGGATCTATGCCGATTGTGGAACAGACTGTGACCCCGACTGTAGCAGCTGCAACTAAATCGACAGCTACTAACATTAAGAAATTAAAAGTGTACCTAAGCAAATCAAAAAGGCGCTAAATTAAAATCATAAATATGCAATCAGTACAACAAACATACGTATTCAACCAAACCAACGGAGCAGTAACTGAACCTGTTAATGGTAATTGGTTACAAGCTTATTGTGAATTTTTAGGTGTTACACAACCAGTAAATTCATCATGGTTACAAGCACTCTGTATTCACTTTGGAATAACTGAACCTCTTTATGGTTCTTGGACTATTGCATTAGCAAACTATTATGGTATCACACAACCAGTCAATGCAACTTGGTGGTATGCATTAGCTACAGAAGCAGTAGCTCCAGTAACAGACCTAATTTGGAATGAAGTAACTACATTCTGGAATGACACTGATGTTAATTGGGCAACAGATACTATCGCTCCTGACGCACCAGTTTGGTCAGGTCAAACTTTCCCTGAAGGAGTGTACACACCAACGATTACAGGAACCGCTGAACCATTTAGTACGATTACATTAATAGCAGACGCACAGATCTATACAGGTCAAACAGATGGATTAGGTGATTGGTCAGTTCAAATTACAAACCCATTAGCTGGTGATTTGCCACCAGGAATTGGTTATTTAGTTAGTGTAACTGCAACTGATGGTGCTGGTAATGTGAGTCCTGCAACTGATGATACTATTTATATTGTAGCAGCACAAAATGTTACTTTAACACTCGATATGTTTGATAGTTATGGAGATGGTTGGAATAATGGTTGGTTCCAATTGGAATACGAAACCAGTCCAGGTGTTTGGAATCCTATTGAATACAATGAAAACCCATTCAGATTTACAACACTTCAACAGTTATTAGACTATGAAAACGGTGGATCTACTGTAGGTCAACAATTCTATAAAACTGATCAATTTACCGTTGACAATCCAAATTACGTTTCTGGCATATACGGTATGAGGTTTGAAGTATTCGAACCAGGTGGTTTACCAGGTGGCGGTTCAACAGGTTGGAAACAAATGTTAGATGCAAGAAGTTGGGATGTGCCAGCGACTGGTAATTTCAGAACAGTAGTAAAAGCACTGGGTTCATACACACCTGAGCGCTCATATACTATTAAACAAGGTGCTACTGAAATAGTTAGTGTTCCACAATCAACTAGTTGGGCAATAGACACTGTTCAAGCAACATTTACATTATCATAAAAAAAACAAACAAACAATAAATTATGTCAAGTTTAATTAATACTAAAATTCAAGATACCTATACGGGTCTTATCAAAACAACAGACAATGCACCAGTTGATGGAACTCTAAAGAATTTAGAGGACGGTAACGGCGGTGTAT